GTATCGCCGATGAGAAGGGCGGCCAAGGTAGACGCCAACCATGCCGATATTGTCAGCGCACTGGAGCGCGTAGGCGCAATCGTGCAGTCGCTGGCGGCGCAAGGGTCTGGGGTACCTGATCTGCTGGTTGGATACAGGGGCATCAACTACCTGATCGAGGTTAAAGATGGCTCGAAGCCGCCCAGCAAGCGAACACTGACATCAGCGCAACAGGATTGGCATCAGCAGTGGCGAGGGCAAGTCGCAATTGTGCATAGCGAGGATGACGCGCTGACGGTGATCGGGGCGCGGAAACGGGAGGCGGGATGACAGCTATCGAGACCCTGCCGGAAGCAGGCCAATTCTTCGCTCCGGCGCCATCTGACCTGTTCGACAATCTGGTGGCCGAGTACCGGCGCGACCGGCAGTCCATTGAGGCGGCGGCAGAGTTCATTGCCGGCGAGCATGTCAACTCGCTTATCGGATTTTTCCTGAGCGGCAATAGCGACAGGCGCGACCGCTTCCCGGGCGACCCGAGGGAGTTGTTTGCCGTGGAGGGCGCCGTGGCCGCGCTGAATGCTCACTATTGGCAACGAGCGCTGGCCCTGACAGATGTTCTGGACTACATGCCTCAGAAGCGCCGGGATGACTGGTACGACCAGATCCGCGAGCAAAAAACGCCGGAGTTCAACGAGGAGACAGTGCGGCCTACTCTACTGGCACTTCTCCAGCAGCGCGGACAATTTCTGGCCGAGAAGGTAGACGGCATGTTCAAGGCGCTATCAGGCGAACATGTTACGAATTGCCCGCAAGCATTTGGCAAGCGAATGATAATGTACGTCCGGGGCGACTATGGGATGGAGAACTGGCGCCAGATTGGGCATCTGAACGACCTGCGGGCCATCATCGCCAAGCTGATGGGGCGTGACGAGCCAACGCACGGGAGCACCGAGCCGGTAATCAAGGCGGCATACCGGCAGGTCGGCGACTGGATGGAGGTCGATGGTGGGGCGCTTCGTATCCGGGTGTACCTGAAGGGCACCGCACATCTTGAAGTGCATCCGGATCTTGCATGGCAGCTCAACTCCATCCTCGCGACCATTTATCCGAATGCGATACCGGAACGCCTGCGTCGCAAGCCGGTCAAGCGGCAGAAATCCAGGGAGTGGACAGAGATTCAACGGCCGCTGCCTTTTGCAGTGCTGAATCTGCTGGGCTCCATGGAGGAACAAGTCACGCTGGTTGATGACCCGCGCGGACTGGATTCCAGGATACGGCGCGAGCCCAATACCCGTGCATTCCCTTACGCCGATACCGACAAGCACATCAAGGCCGAGGTTCGGCGGGTGCTGGAGCATATCGGCGGCGTCTGGAGCGGCGAGCATTACGCCTTTGATTACGACCCCACAGCAGTGATCGGCGAAATCGTTACCAGCGGCCTGATACCTGACGTCAAGACGCATCAGTATTACCCGACGCCGGAGAAGCTCGCCGAGATCGCCGTGGAGATGGCGCATATCGGCCCCGAGGACACGGTTCTTGAGCCAAGCGCCGGCACTGGCAATCTGGCGCGCAGGATGCCTAAGGAGCCGCTGTGCGTGGAAATCAGCGAGCTGCATTGCCAAGTACTGGAAGCCCGTGGGTATGAGGTCATCCACGGGGATTTCCTGCGCGTCCCCACCCCTCCCGTCACCCGCATCGTTATGAACCCGCCGTATGCAGACGGCCGGTGGCAGGCCCACTTGCAACGAGCGGCGGAGGTGCTGACGCCCGGCGGACGGCTGGTGGCGATCCTGCCGGCAAGCGCCAAGGGTTCCGACCTGCTTCCGGGCTGGCACTGCGAGTGGTCGCAAACCTACGACAACGAATTTCCCGGTGCGTCTGTATCCGTGGCGATACTGGCCGCAGATAAACCACATTCAAGGGCGGAGGGTTAGGGCATGAGCGCAGATCGGCTGAGTCGTATCAACGTCGCGCTACTCAAGCAAGCATACGTGCTGTTTGGGGCATCTGACCTGCTGCGCCAGTGGGGGGCATGGGTCAGCTCAGAGAGGACATACCTCCCCGAATACAAGTCGCAAGCCGGAAAGCTGGTGCAGGACAACATCCGCCAGTTCCGGGTGGGATGGGCGATTGAGGACAAGACGGCAGAGGACATAGGACTATTGCTGGACGAGATCAACGAGCGCGCCCCTGGTGCTGTCTCCGCGATCCGCTACTCCTACGTGGACGGCCTCACCCACAAAGCCATCAGCCATCGGTTGGGCATTGATCGCCGGCTGGTGCCAGAGCGGCTGGACGCCGGAATAGGCCGGTTCGACGAGCTGGTCAGGTCGCTTGTATATCCGCCGAGATTGAGGGTTGACCGTGTCCTCACGAGATGGTAGAAATGGGGTACGTTGGTCATATTGACCCCAACTCCTGCCCGGCTTGCCGGGTTTGAGTAACCTCCCGGTCCTGAATCAAGTTTGCCGACCATCATTCAGGACCGGGCCCTATTCCAGCCCTGCCATAACCGGCGGGGCTTTTTTGTATCCGTAAGTACCGGATTCGTCCGGTCGGTACGGCGCAGGCCCCGCTCAGGGGCCTTTTTTATTCCAGAATATGGTCGCCGCCACACCTGCTGGGAGAGCCTTGCGGGCGCAATCGCGATTGGCTGGCGCCTGTATCGGTGCCCACGGCCGCCCTCGGGGATGCAAAAAGCGTGGGGAAATCACAGGAGGTCATATGCCTCGTATTCCCCAATACAGGCGCACACATACAGGGTCATTCCTAGGCGTTCCGGTCTATCTGGATATGACAAATCCCGATATTCCGACCATTGAGGGCCGGTATTTGGGGTGTGATTACGCCATATGGCTCATGGAGCTGCTGTTCGGCGTATTTTGCACTTTTGTATCCATGTTTAACCCTGATTTTGAGCCTTTGTTCCCGATCAAGATCACTGGAGTCATCGAAAATGAGTCACATACTGACCCGAATTGACGACTATTTTAATCGTTTGGGCACATCTGTTGAGCAAGAGGCAGAAAAGCTCCTACGCGAGATAGCAGCACGATACGAGTCCATTGAGGCCAAGGTTGACGATGCAGAAATACGCATCCGCAAGGCGCAAGCAGCGCTCAGAGGCGAGTGATGGATATTGAGATGAGGAGATAACCAATGCCGGATCTCAAGCATTTCAGCATCCATGAGTTCGACAGCCCGGACCAGCCCGGTTCCGGCAAGCTGATGAAGCCAGAATTTCTGGTCAAGCTGGACGCCGCCCGCGACCGCTCAGACCGTCCGTGGATCATTACCAGCGGATACCGAACAGTTGCACACAATACCGCCGTGGGCGGTGTGCCAGATTCTGCCCATACCCGAGGATATGCGGCTGACATTAGCATTGACGGCTGGCCGGAATATGACGTGGTACGCCTGATTGCTGACCTGACGGTCGTTGGATTCCGCCGTATTGGCCGTGCGCATTCATTTGTTCACGTGGATTGCGACCCTGATAAGCCATCTCCCGGCTACTGGGATTACTTCAAAGGACCGGACCATCAAGCATGAACTGGGGCGAGATTGGTAAAATCGTCGGTAAGGCCGCGCCGATCGTAGGATCGTTGTTGGGCGGTCCTGCTGGTGGTGCCGTGGGCGCCATGGTATCCAAGGCCCTTGGTGCCGACAACACTCCGGACGCTGTATCTCAGGCCCTCCAATCCAATCCGGACGCTCTGGCAAAGATCATCGCTCTCGAAAACGACAACATCCAGAAGCTCACCCAAATGCATCTGGATGCCGAAACCGCACGATTGACGCAGATCAACACCACGATGAGAGCGGAGGCCGCTAGCAATGACGCCTACGTCCGGCGGTGGCGGCCAACATTCGGTTACCTGACCGCCATTGCATGGCTGATTGAAGCTGGCGCGATAGCCTGGTCAATCGTCGGATCGCCCGCAGAGGCCGGGAGCGTGGCTCAGGCCGTAACAGCGCTGACCCCCATGTGGGGCGTGGCATTGGCCGTACTGGGCGTCAATATCGCCAGCCGATCAAAGGACAAGCAAGTCGCCGCCGGCCAGACACCCCCGGACGGACTTATCGCCTCCATCAGCAAGCGGATAGCCCCATGAACTACGAGCAATACATCGACGATGCCATTGCTCTGGGAGTAATCGGGGGTGTGATCATCGTCACAAGTCCGATTGCCACAACTGTCGGGACTCTCCTGCTGGGATTCGCTGCCGTTAAGGCAGGGGCCGCTGCAACGCTGTACATCAAGCGGAGGCTGCGCGGTGCCTGAAATGGATCAAACGCTTGCGGAACACGCAGTCCGAATCAGGGAGCTCGAAGACGCTCGACTTGAGCACACCCTGACACTCAAGGCGATACAGGACAACACGACCGAGACGAAAGAGGCCGTGACGCAGATCCTGTCGCTGTCTGCTGAGCAGATCAAGCACAGCGAGGCTCTGGAGCGGGCGTTCGGCGAAATCGAGGAAATCGATCATCGGGTATCAAGCATTGAGCAGGCGATGCCCGTCTTGAAGCTGTTTTCGGGCTGGGTCTCCACCGTCGTCACTGGCGTCATCATGCTGCTCATTGGCGGCGGCCTGTCGCTCCTGATACGCGCCTGATTAGCCACGGTCCGGCGGGCTCAGGGCGTCGGCAATCCGGTCCAGCTCGTCATCATCGAGCAGACCGACAACGCGGGAGACAATCGCCCGGTTGATCTGGCGCAGGACATGCGGCGGCGGGGTACGTTTGCCAGTGCGCCACTTGTGCCAGACCGAGTGATTGATGGTCATGCCGCAGTCCTCGGAGAGCCCGTCCAGAGCAGGCTGGAGGGCTCCGTACATGTCGCGGGCGTGGGCCTCGAATTCGGCTATGCAATTTGTGCTGAGTGCGGTGTCAGTCATTGTTGGTTATTCCATGTTTCTGCGTCTGTCATGGTTTCAAATACCATCCAGCCGCCTTCGGCCTCAACGATCTCGGCTGCACCGGGATATTCGTCCCACACGGCGTCGATATTGGCGTAATCTTCTTTGGATGCGAAGAATTTGCTCATGATCTGTCTCCTGTGATTATTGGGCTTCGTGCATTGCCTTGAGCTTGCGCAGGGTTTGAGCCGTAACACCCAGTTTCTCCTCGAGTTTTTTGAGGTCTCGCATAGCCACCCCGCGCGGCGTGGTGATGCGTGCTATCTCGGCGTTCCAGGCGGCGCGCAGCTCGGGGAATTTCGGCAGCATCTCCTCCAGCTCGGCCTGACGGAGGCGGCCGGCGCACTCGATGACTTTGTTGGTGTAGGGGTTGTAGCCAGCGGCACCCTCATTATGGGACTGCTTATAGGCGGCCTCCTTGGCTTGCAGATCGGCCATCTCGGCTTTGATGTCGGTGAGGTTGCTCATGGCTTTGCTCCTGTTTCCGCTGGGGTCCATCCCTCAGCTCATGTGTATAGTATATGTCTGATACGGACATGCGTCAAGGGGATGAGACTACCGTTCGTCGGATGACATTCACTCCCGACCAGCCCTGATAACGCTCATTCCCCCGGGCGGGGGCTCGGTCGGCTTTTTGGGTGCCATATGGGTGACGTTGTTGAGCTAAACAGCAATCGAGCGGGTTGGTTAACCGGCCCGGCGATCTGTCTTGGATGCAGGCACGAATGGACGAACGTCTCCCGGGGCGGCGACGTAACGCTGCTATGCCCAAGCTGCGGCACTTACAAGGGCGTTCCCAAGGGGCTCGTCTACCCCAAGGAGGTCTGGGAGTGCGTCTGCGGCAACGACATGTTCTTTCTGACCCGTTCCGGCGCCGTATGCGCCAGATGCGGCAGTCAGCCGGATAACGATGAATGGATTGAGTGAGGGGCATCATGGGATGTGTATCAATACTGTGCGTCTACATAGGGATTGGTGTGGGATACAAGGACCAAAGCTGGGCCAATGCGGCATATGCATGGACTCAGAATGGCAAGGAAGTCCACGCCACTATCCAGGAATACCCTCTCAATAACCCCATGGGCCGGATACGCGCCGGCATCCAGACAAAGTGGGGCGAGTACCTCGAAATCGAACACATCAGCAGCATTCCGCAGCCCAGGGACGACGGATTAAACGCAATCTGGATCGGCCAACGCTGGCAATGGGGAATGTAACAGAGGAATCAACATGGCAACACTGACGACAAAGCAGCGCAATCGACTGCCCGCATCCGTCTACGGCCTGCCGGGGCGAAAAGCCTACCCGATGCCCGATGAGGATCATGCGATTAACGCCAAGGCCAGAGCCAAGCAGATGCTCCAGAAGGGCAAGCTGACAAAGTCCGAGTACAACAAGATCGTCCGCAAGGCCAATACCGTTATCAGCCGCGCGGAAGGCTCGGAGAACGGCAAGGACCGTGAAAAGGGCGAATAATGGATTGGCAGCGGAAGATTGATGAAATTGGCATTAGCGGGAAACAAGCGCTGTTCTGCGCCGAATACGTTAAGGATCGTAACGCCAAACAAGCCGCAATTCGTGCCGGGTATTCTGAAAGAACAGCAGAAAGCCAGGGATCAAGGCTGTTAAGAAATGCCAAGGTGGCACAATTTGTCAATTACGTGCTTTCAGAAGCCGTGGACGATTCCGTGATGGCGGCACGAGAGGTGCTTGAGCGGTATACGCGCTTGGCTCGTGCAGACGCCAATGAGCTGATTCAGAGCCGGCGCATCTGTTGCCGACATTGCTGGGGCAGAAACAATCAATATCAATGGACGGTCGGAGAGCTGCAGAAAGCCCAAGCCGAGTATCAGGAGGCTCTGGCTCGCTGGGAAGAGACTAACAAGGGCCGAAAGCCAGCCGAGCCAGATATTGCGGGCGGCGTGGGCTATGACAAGCGCAGAGACGTTAATCCAGATTGCCCCGAATGCTTCGGCGAAGGCGTGATGGACGTGTTTATGATGGATAGCCGCAATCTGTCCGAAGAAGGCAAGTTACTGTATGCCGGGGTAAAAGTTACCAAGGACGGCTACGAGATCAAGAGCGAGGCCCGCGACAAGGCTCTCAGGGCGCTGGCTGAGCATCACAATCTGTTCCAGGATCATCAAAAGGCTGGCTCCGGCGAGATCCATATTCACATCAGCGATCAGGATGCAAAGCTGTGACGCTGGAAAAGTGGTCCTGCACTGACCGGGACGGCAACACCTTCGTTTTCGTCAATGCCGAGCCAGTTCTGGGCCAGAATGGCTGGTTAATGCCTGCCAGTCCCCGCCCATCAGCAAAGAAAGTATGGAAGTATCGAGATCATCCCGACCCTGAATGGCATCTGAGCAAGCGCCGACTCCCGGTGTACCGATGGGATGTTGATCGCTATGAGCGCACAGGCCGAGTAAACACATGACCGCACGAGAGGCATTCGAGGCAGGAAAGTGACCGACTTTGTTCTTACTCAAGCGCAAAGTCGGGCAATGGATATGCTCACCAGCGATGCCGAGAACTGCACTTTGGCTGGTGGGGCCAGGTCAGGTAAGACTTTCCTGCTGGTACGGGCAGTCTTAATCAGGGCCATCAGGTCTCCCGGAAGCCGACACGCAATATTCCGGTACCGATTCAACGCGGTTAAGACGACGATTATTCGGCAGACGCTGCCGAAGGTCATGGAATTGTGCTTCCCCGGACTAATGGAGCGCAGCCATCTAGACAAGACAGACTGGTTCCTGACTCTCCCAAATGGGTCGGAATTATGGTTTGGCGGCTTGGACGACAAGGAGCGCACCGAGAAGATCCTTGGGTCCGAGTACGTAACAATCTATTTCAATGAGTGCAGCCAGATCCCGTATCAGTCGGTAGTGCTGGCGCAGACTCGATTGGCCCAGAAGATTGATGGACTGAAGAACAAGTTCTATTACGACTTCAACCCGCCATCAAAGAGCCACTGGACCTATCGGCTGTTTGTCGAGCATGTAGACCCAGTATCACGCAAGCCGGTGGATTCCACGGATTATGGTTTCTACCTGATCAATCCATCGGACAACGCACAAAACCTTGACGCCGGCTTCCTGAAACGGCTTGAGGCGCTGCCGGCAAAGGCCCGTGAGCGATTCCTGCTGGGGCGTTTCGCTGATGCCAGCGATGGCGCCCTGTGGGACGTTGAGCTGATTGAGACCTGCCGCGTCCTGGGGCATGTCAACTCTCTGCCGGAGTTCATCCGCATCGTTGTTGCGGTGGACCCGAGTGGATGCTCAGGACCCGAGGACGTACGGTCGGACGAAGTAGGTATTGTAGTAGTGGCTCTCGGCACTGACTCCCATGCCTATGTGCTGGAAGACCTGTCGGGAAGATACGGCCCCGAGGGTTGGGCAGACATCGTGAACGAGGCATTCAAGCGTCACATGGCGGATGCGGTTATCGGCGAATCCAACTTCGGCGGTGACATGGTTCGGGCTGTAATCCAGGCGAAGAACTCGTCGTTGCCGTATAAAGAGGTCCGCGCAAGTCGCGGAAAAGTGGTCCGAGCGGAGCCAGTATCAGCCCTGTATGCACAAGGCAAGGTTCATCATGTCGGCCACTTTGCCGAGATCGAGGACCAGCTCTGCTCATTTACCACGTCGGGTTATTCAGGCTTGAGGTCCCCGGACCGTGCAGATGCATTGATCTGGGGTATTACCGAGCTGTTCCCAAGCCTTGTACGGCAGAAGGCAGAATCAAGCGACAGGGTTCCAACGGTCAAGACGGCGCCGCGCAGCGCATCAAGATTCGACCGATTTCAAGGCAGGAGAGTTAGATGATCCCGTTCTGGCAAAAACAGACTGGACAGGTCAATGACATTGGCGGGGCATTGGCCCCCCTGTTTAGTGGGCAACCGTTTGGGAGGAAGAAAAAGAAGTATCCCATCGACCCGCTAATGCCGACAGACATTCAGAGCATTGGAGATCAGACGGGCACTCGGCAGCGGCGCTTGCCGGGAGTGCAGAGCGTTCTCAGTGCCTTCAGTCAGACGTTGGGGTGATCTATGTCAGCCGTAGGTGATGCCGTAAAGACGGTTGCGAATGTGATTACACTGGGCGCTTCTGACAAAGCGCTCAATGCTATTTCCGGAGCGTTAACGCCCTCAACCCCAAAACCGCCCACGCCGATGACCGCTCCCGTCCCAGATGCGCAGACAAGCCGCATCGCATCTGAGCGCCAACGCCAAAGGCTTTATGCTGGCAAGGGCAGGACAGGCACTGTGCTGAGCGGCATCTCGGACAACAACCTCGGGTGATTCGATGAAGATGCGTCCGGACGACCTGAAATCGCTGTCCAACCATCATTTTGAGAAGCAACGGTATATGTTGTCACTGTGGCAGACGCTGGCCGACCATTTCTATCCCGAGCGAGCAGACTTCACTGTGACCCGTAACGTGGGCTCAGAGCTCGCTGATGGCCTAATGGACAGCTATCCGGTTCTTGTGAGACGTGACCTGGCTAACTCGTTTGCGGCTATGCTGAGAGACGGGCACTGGTTCGAGATGTCCACTGATGACGACATAGGCTATCAGTCCAAAGTATGGCTCCAGTGGGCCACACAGCGCCTGCGCAAACTCATGAATGACCGTCAGGCTAATCTGACGCGCGCCACCAAAGAGGGCGATCACGACTTCGCCACCTTTGGGCAGCTTGTCATGAGCGTCGAACGCAATCGTAAGTGGGACGGCATCCTGTTCCGGACATGGCACATGCGCGATTGCGCCTGGTTTGATGATGAGAACGGCATGGTATGCGGGGTAATGCGCAAGTGGAAGCCGCCGTATCACATGGCACTACAGTATTTTGGCGAGAAGAAGCTGCATGCGAACGTAGTAAAGGCAGCGGAGGACAGCAAGGCCGCGTGGAAGCAGGCCGATATGATCCATTTTGAGATACCGACAGAGCTTTATGGCGATGACGAGCTGCAAAGCCGTTTCCCCTATGTATCCGTATGGCTGGACATACAAAACAATCACATCGTTGAGGAGGTCGGGCTTAAGCGCCGGACCTACATCGTTCCTCGCTTCCAGACGATTTCCGGTAGCCCGTATGCCTACAGTCCCGCCACGATTGTAGCGTTGCCGGATGCCCGGTGCCTACAGGCGATGACACACACGCTGCTGGAGGCTGGAGAACGATATGCCAGGCCCCCATTGATAGGGACGCATCAGGTTGTCCGTGGGAATGTTGTTGATCTGTCTCCAGACGGCATTACGTGGGTAGATAAAGAGTACGACGAGCGATTTGGCGAAGCGCTTAGGCCGTTAACGTCGACGCCAGGAACCTTCCCCATTGGCACGGAGATGCGGCAAAACGTGGTGAACGTGCTGTCCAGTGCGTTCTACATCAACAAGCTGACACTACCTGACCCTGGCACCGACATGACAGCCTACGAGGTATCTCAGCGCATGAAGCAATTCCGCCGAGAGAATCTGCCATTGTTCGCCCCCATCGAGGCCGAATACAGCGGCCAGATGTGCGAGCAGGCTATGGCGCTTGCGATGGACATGGGTCTTATGGGGTCGCCCTACGACATTCCCGATGAGCTCAGGCAGGCAGACATCAACTTCAAGTTCAAGAGCCCGCTTTCCGATGCCGACGATGCCGCCAAGGCAACGCTGTTCCAGCAGACAGCCAAAATGCTTGCCGAGGCCTCTCAGATGGATCAGGAGGTTATTGGGAATGTCAATTTCGACACAGCCTTCCGGGATGCGCTTCAGGGTATCGGAGCGCCCGCAAAATGGCTCAACAATATGGATACGGTTCTCAAGCAGCGCGCGGCACGGGCAATGCAGCAAGCCGCTGACAAGCTGGCTCAGGCTGAACAGGCCCCTGCTCCCCAAGTGGCGGCAGCAGCCGTACAGAGCGGTAATCACATATGACGGTCAAGCGTTCCGATATACGGGAAGACATCTGCTTTGAGGTAGAAATCGTCTCCGAGCAAGAGGCAGCGGCCCTGAAGGCGCTACAAAAGGGCGAGGCCGAACCCCATCAACAGACGCAGGCGTTGGCGCTGATCGTCAATAAGTTCTGTCGCCCCCATGACCAGACCTACATTCCGGGTCATGAAGGGCGTACAGGGTTCATGAGTGGCCGCGCTTTCGTGGGCCAGCAAATACTGAAGTATCTCAATATACCCGTGAGCAAACTTCCGGAGGGTGGACGTAATGCGAATTAACAAGCCGTGGTATCAGGTATACATGCATGCAGAGCCAACTGATGGCGGCGCTCCCGCCGATCCGGCACCACAAGATCCGGCACCACAAGATCCTGCGCCTACCGATACCCAGCCGGCAAATCCCGTCGATACACAGCCCACGGAGCAGCCCCCCGTATCCTTCCTGCAATCCCTCCCGCAAGACTGGCGTACAGAGCTGGTAAGTGCTGCATTCCAGGATGAAGAAGGCAAGAAACGCGCCCAGTCCATGCTGGATCGTGTGCCTGACATGCGCACTCTGGCCAAGAACTACGTCGAGGCTCAGGAGAAAATCCGCAAGGGCGAGATTTCAAACGGGTTACCTGAGAACCCGACGGAAGAGCAGATAGCTGCTTACCGAGAGGCCCACGGTATTCCAAAGTCGCCGGAAGACTACAAGATCGAGCCTGGCAATGGCCTGACCATGGGCGAGGATGACCAGCGCATCATGCAGCAGGTCGCTGCTGTGGCGCACAAGCACAATATCCCGGAAAGCGCTCTGAATGATATGACGAGCGCCATGCTGCAAGCCCGTGAAGCAGAATACGAGGCCATCCAGAATCAGGACGGCCTTGACACACAACAGGCCGAGCGGCAGCTCAAGGAGGTCTGGGGTGCAGACCACACACGTAACCTGAATGCTGTTCTGGGAATGGTACGCACGCTTCCTGACAGTGTTCGAGAAGATTTCGAGAACGCGCGCCTTGCCAATGGCCGGGCCCTGTTCAACAGCCCGGAATTCATGACGTGGCTCGCTGATATGGCCTATAAGGCCAACCCTGCCGCCACCGTGGTTCCGGGCTCAAATAATCCTGTCCAGTCCATAAACGACGAGATCAAGGCCCTTGAGAAACGCATGGGTACGCCGGAATGGTACAAGGACGAAGATGCCCAGAAGCGGTATCAGGATCTGATTGATGCCCGTGAGCGCATGAACGCTCAGGGATAAGTATTCGGGTCATCCGACCCGGATTGTGCGCCGCCCGGCGTACAAGATAACCGGACGCAGTAGACCCCGGAGCCAGACACCACGGCCCTCCTCCTCAGGAGCTAACCCGCAGGACACGCACCGGCCAACTCGAAACGACGGTAGCAAGAAACCCACAAACCTTTTGAGGACATGACGATGAGCGATACTGCTTTTCAAACCATGTACCGCCAAGAGTTCATTGCAGGTTTCGAGAAGCGACAGTCGTTGGCACGCAGCACTGTCACTACCGAAATCCAGCTAAAGGGTAACGAGGCCGTGTTCCTCGTTGCTGACTCCGGTGGTGCAACTGCTACGACCCGGGGCGTGAATGGCGACATTCCGACGCGCCCGGATAACCTGAACCAATACACCTGCACTCTCCAGGAATGGCATGACGTTCCCGAACGGACCAATTTCAACATCTTTGCGTCCCAAGGCGATGCCCGGGCCATTATGCAGCAAACCTCCATGGCTGTTGTCAATCGCAAGATTGACTCGGATATTGAGGCCGCGCTGTCAAATGGCACCAATACCTGGGGTTCCGCAGCCGTTGCTACCCTGACTCTGGTGACCAAGGCCAAGACCATCCTCGGAAATAACTTCGCCGATGACGAGGAGCCGTTCGCGCTGATTACCCCGGCGTTCCACGGCTACCTGATGGGCCTTGACCAGTTCACCAGCTCCCGGTACGTGAGCACCCAACCGTTCGAGCGCGACATCAGCATGTCGAAAGCGTTCAACTGGTACGGTGTTAACTGGATCGTGGACGGCAAGCTGAGTGGTGCAGGCACCGGCAGCGCGAGTTGCTACATGTACTCGCGGGCGGCTATCGGTCATGCGGCCAATACCGCAGGCATGAGTTCCCTTGTCGGTTACGACGAGAAGAACGACAAGTCCTGGGCTCGGTGCAGCATCTACATGGGCTCCAAGCTCTTGCAGAACAGCGGCATTATCAAGATGACGCACAATGATTCTGCTTTGAGCGCATAACAGGAGGAATGAAAAATGGCGTATAGCACGAGCAACCCTCCGCGTCTGGCAATTGCTGCTGTTGGTGCCACTTCACCGAACGTCTGGCTGTATTCCTCCACGGATGCAGCCACCGTCGTTCGCGTGAGCGGCTATTTCAGCAATGCCGATGACTTGGGGATGAAGGCAGGTGATCTCGTCATTCAGACGAGTTCCGATGCGAGCGTTGGCCAGATTTACATGGTGGCCAGCGTAACCGCAGGCGGGGCGGCTGACTTGACGGATGGTACGGCCATTTCGGCGACTAACACCGACTAACCCAACCAACAGGGGCTCTTCGGAGCCCCTTTCTGATTATGGAGACTTCCATGGAAGCCGTTAAACTGAAATCCCATCGTGAGACGCCCAAGGCACAGATGGCCAGCATGCTTCATGCTGAACACGCCTATCGGCGCCATAACCTGACTGCGCCAGTTGGCACCATGCCGGAGGATCTGGAAAACCCAACTTTCTGGGTCAACGTCGCCAATCGACTACGGCCCGGCGATGAAGTGCGGGTTGTTGATGATGGATACCAGTGGGTTTCCGTGGTGTTCATTGCATTCTGCAATGGCCTCGATGTGCGGGCAAAGATCCTATACGGGGTCGACCTTGATTTTGAGGGCGAATTGCCTGATGAGGTCAGCTCAAACTATGAGGTCAAACTGCGCGGCACCCACCGATTCTGTGTGATCCGCAAAAGTGACGGCGAAATCCTGCAAGAGAATATCGCCACCAAGTCCGCCGCCGAGAAATGGCGGGAAGACTACTTGAAGGCGCTGAGACAGTAATCCATGGCCTTCACGCAGCTCGACATATATAACAAGGCACTCTACCTGCTGGGTGAGCGTGCGCTCGCCACTATCGACGAAGCACGCGAACCACGGTATGTGCTTGATGCCATCTATAACCTGGATGCCGTCAATCAGTGTCTTGAGCTGGCGAAGCCTGCTTTTGCCCGTAAGACCGTCAAACTGACCGGCGGTACTGCGGGCACAACCCACGACTTCGCGAGCGTCTATGACCTCCCGTCCGACTACGTGACGATGGTAGGGGCGTATAGCGATGCCCACCTAAGTCAGCGGGTTGAGGATTACATTGTCGAGGGTCTGACCATAGCGTCTGATTATGACCCGCTGTATGTAAGATATATCTCCAGCGGCTATACCATGTCCGACTGGAACCCTGCATTCGCTAATCTTGTCGCTGCATACCTCGCCATGGAGTCAGCGACACGGCTGGATGGCGAGGAGCAGGATCGCCTGACTGCTGTATTTCAGGGGCGGCTGAAGTTCAGCATAGAGCTTGATGCCGATGAAGAGCCACGAAAGCGCTCCAATCCCACAAGTTTTACTCTCAATTCCGACTGGCTGAAAATCTATAACGATGCACTCCTGATTCTTGGCCAACCCAAGATCGTTAATACATCCGACGACAGCCAGCGCCGAGCCGCGCTAGACACGGCCATGAACACCGACCTTGTTGAGTCATGCATGGAGGAGACTGGCTGGCTTTTTGGGCGTACTTCTGACCAGGTGGATTACGACCCTGGCATTGAACCGTCATGGGGATATACCAAGGCTCTCCCGAAACCGGCCAACATGTTAAGGTTGAATGGCATATTCACCGATGAGTATATGTATCAGCCTCTTAAAAGATACGAGGACGAGGGTGATTACTGGTACGCGGATGTTGATACAGTCTATGTCCAGTACATCAGCAGATCATTCCTGACAGCGCCTCAAGACTGGCCGGTCTATTTCCGCAAATACGTAGCATCAGCGCTTGCCATGGCCGCAGGGCCGTCTCTACCGAATTCAAACGTCCAGAATGCCATGCTTGTCCATAAGCAGCGCCAGTATGATGCCAAGTCAAATGACGCGATTGCTTCGCCACCGCAGGTTATATGCAACGGAAATTGGTCGCAGGCACGGCTCAGAAATGGACCTAATCGCGGAAAGCCCTGATGCCGTTAACGCAAGTAGTCAACAAGTTCAATCGTGGAGAGGTTGATCCACGGGCGCTTGCCAGAGAAGACGTTACAAAGATAGCAAATAGTGCCGAGCTGGTTACGAACTTCATGCCCATACGACTTGGGCCAATGATGTTTAGGCCAGGCACAGAGTACTTGTCTTCCCTTCTTGGTTCGACATATTTCGTACCATTCGTTCGCGCTACTGACTCGACAGCGGCAATAGAGTTCTCTAATGAACTTGTACGAATATGGTTCGGAGACTCTCTTGTTACCCGTGGCTCCGTTACCTGCACCATAGCAAATCCATATTTCACTACCGATCTTACTGGCTGGACAGATGATTCCGGGACCGGATCAAGCACGTCTCACGATGCTTCAGGTTATGCCGTCATTACCGGGTCTGGAACTACCAAGGGAGCGCTTTACCAATCCGTTTCGACCAGCAGCGCTGGCAGCGAACACGCTATACGGATAACGGTGATTGATGCGCCAGTTACACTGAAGCTGGGATCATCGGCTGGAAGTACTGAGTACTATGAGGGCACACTATTACCTGGCATCCACAGCCTTGCATTTACGCCAACAGGGACATTCTACGTCTATCTTGAGAACAGCAAGGCATACAATACGCTTATAGATAGTGTGGAGATTGAGTCTTCCGGCGTGATGACGCTCCCGTGTTCTGTCACTGAGGCAAGCCTTCCAAACATCCGGTATTCACAGTCAGCAGACATTGTATATTTTGCCTGTGACGGCTATGCACAGTTTCAGATTGAGAGACGTGGAGACCATAGTTGGTCGATCGTCGATTACCGAGCCGAAGACGGACCATTTAACGTCATCAACGATACTGATATTACCATGACCGCAGGCGCAATCAGCGGAAACACTACACTGACAGCATCCCGAAGTTACTTTACGACAAACAGCGTAGGGCAGCTATTCAAGCTTGACTCAGCCGGCCAGGTGGTTGAGAAGGATGTGAGTGCTGCTGACAATGGCACCAATAGCATCCTTGTCACTGGAGTTGGTTCATCCCGAAAAATTACTATCAGCCGACAAGGAACATGGGTGGCAACTGTTACCCTTCAGAGATCGGCCGATGATGTAACGTGGGAAGACGTAACCACTTATACAGCTACTGGGATTACTACCTACAATGACGGGTTTGATAACAGTGACTTCTATTATCGGCTATGGGTAAAGACTGGTGATTATACCTCCGGCACTGTGTCCCTGACCATGACGTATCCGGGTGGTTCGATCTCCGGTATATGTAAAGTGCTTCAATACAACAGCGCCACCAGTGTCGATATACAGGTGCTTCAAGACATGGGTAGCACGCTCGCTACAAGGGATTGGTACCCTGGCTCGTGGTCTGTTGCGAACGGGTACCCCTCATCAGTAGCAATCTATGAAGGTCGCGTATGGTGGGCCGGCAAGAACAAGCTCTGGGGGTCTGTGTCGGATGACTATACGTCATTCAATCGAGATACCACAAATCTTGGAGATTCGGCATCAATACAGCGAACAATAGGATTCGGTCCTGTCGATACGGTTCTATGGCTTTCTCCAAGCACGCGCTTGATCATGGGTCTTGCATCTGACGAAATATCGGTCAGGTCAAGCTCCTATGGCGAGGTGCTGACGCAAGCCAACGTAAACCTGAAGGCGGGAAGCTCGCGCGGTGTCGCCAATATTGATCCACTTATAATTGATGGCTCTGTCTATTATGTCCAGCGCTCAGACAAAAGGCTCAATGCTCTGGCATATGATATTCAGACTGATTCACATCAAGCCGTAGACCTGATGACTCTCCATCAAGACATAGCAAGCACTGGTATTGTCAGGATTGCGGTAACAAGGTTTCCAGAAACCAGAATATTCATCGTATTGGGTAATGGCGATCTTCTGGTGTACCTGATGGATGCGGCAGAGAATGTTGCTGCCTGGTCAAGAGTCACCACGGATGGAGACTTCAAGGATGTCTATGTTCTTCCGTCATCAGACGAGGATCGGGTTTATTTCTCTGTGTATCGTAACGGCACGTACTACCATGAAAAGCTGGGGTTATTCTCCGAGGCTATAGGCGGTACAAAGAGCAATAATCTTGATGCACATGTTTCTTACACTTCTCCTGGGACTACATTGACTGGACTCGATCATATTGCTGATGGAACAACCATCGGAATATGGGCTGATGGGCAATTCCGAGAAGAGGTGACCGTATCATCTGGCAGCGCAACAGTTTCCGGGTCATGGGCTACCGTAGTTGCCGGCATTCGTTTCACGGCTCAATGGCAGAGCGGAAAGGTTTCTCATTACATCAATAAAAGCGTTCTTGCCGAACGCAAGAGGATCACCAAGACGGCGCTGATAATGTATGACTACTGGCCGGGCGCTGTAACCCTTGGACCTGATTTTAGCACGCTACAGGCAATGGACGTGATACCTGAAAATCCGACGAATTCCACCATAACCGAATACGATGAGGTCGCCTTTAATTTCAATGGTGATGGCATACCAGACCCCCGTGTCTGCATTCAGGCAAATAATCCATGCACCATTATGGCGCTTATAGTCGATGTCAAGCATAACGCTGCGGCAAGCAACGCAGGATGACCTGCGTAAATACTACCGCGATCCTCTGAAGCAAAGCACAAGAGCCGTCGTCGTTGAAATGGACGGCGATATTGTAATGGTTGCCGGAATACTGCATCAGCAGCCTCTCACCGCATTCATGGATATGGACGATAGGCTCAGAGTGCATCCGAAGATATTGGTATCTGGAATAAATCTGTTCAGAGAGGTTTTATCTCTGTACGGCGCACCAGTATATGCAAAAGCAAATCCTGATGAAAAGAACGCCCCAAGATACCTTAAACGGGTGGGGTTCCAGGAACTTCATGGGAATATGTTCGTATGGGTCCCGCAGCATTTCTCCAAGTAGGCAGCACAGTCCTTGGCGCCGCCGCCCAAATACAACAAGGGCAGCAGGCATACCGAAATGACTACGCAACCGCTAATGAACTCAATGACCAAGGGAATGCGGATCTTGCATCTTCCACAAGACAAGCCTATGGCTACCGACAGCAAGGCAATCAGATTATGGGTAACGCCGCTGCGGCCATGGCTGCCAATGGCGGAGTTACTGATGATGCCGGCGCAATAGAGAACTTTGGTGCAATGGATGCACGAACCAAATTCAATGCCATGGCTGCATTGTTTCAAGGCAAGACCGCAAAGGCTGGTGCTGACAGGCAAGCAAGGATATATCGGCAGTCCGGCAATGCGGCGCTGCGTAATTCCAGGCTTGCAGCATTCTCCACCCTGCTTGGCGGTGGCTCTAAAGCATACGACTACATGAAATAATGAAAATAGCCGACGTAACATCAATCCAGCAGATAAATCCCCAAGATAAAACAGGGGTATCCAATCGCTCTATTGATCCAGTATCCGGCATGGAGTCGCTTGCTGGGACGCTGGACCAGATGGCCACCAAGCAAGTAGATTTTCAGGAGCAGTCGGCAAAGGCTGACTTTCTTAAGGCGTCAACTGAGATACATGACCAATTCAAGCAAGATCCGGGCGACTATACGACCCTGACGCAAAGGTATCAGCAGGCGCTTAACGACAAAGCCCAGCAAGCAGCCAGCAGCATCGGAAGCGCAAGTCGACGCCAGCAGTTCATGCAAAATGCTCAGGTAGACATCGAAAATAATGCATCAAGGATGAATGATTATGCATTCTCTCTTGAGCGGGATGACGGCAGGGCGAAGGTCGATAGTCAGCTAGATGGATTGCGAGAAACCTATCTGAACAGCCAAGACCCAGAGAAGGCCATTGGGCAGGTAGACAATCTTGTTAATAGCGCCGTACAGGCCGGCTATTATTCGCACGAAGAAGCGCAGCAATTGACCGACAAGTGGCGCCAGAGCGCTGCTATCGGAAAAATACAGATGATGGACCCGAGGGACCAGATAAGCGCCATCAACCAACCTTGGGCGAAGAACATACCTGCTGATAAGCGTGCCATCATCCTGAAGTCCGCACGCGCACTGAGGGCAAAAGACCAGGGACTTACGGTTGCTATTGATGTCGGATCGAAATTCAATGGCGACATTAACGCCCAAGAGAACTACCTGAACAAACAATACTCCGATGGGAAAATAACATCAGACGTTCATGACATTGCGCTCCAGAAGATCAGGTCCGATTATGCGCAACAGCAGAGCGTTCAGCGCCAGCAAGATCATCAGGTGCTTGGCGATATATGGAATCTGAAGCAACAGAATCCCGGCGCTACCGTTGGGGATATTCCCAAGGATCAGTATTCCTACATTGTTAACCGTGGCCTTGGTCCGGAAGCTCAAAAGATAATGAGCTCCGATGGAACGTCTGATGATCCGATGCTGTACATGTCTTTGATGACCAAAGCATCCAGCGATCCAAAGGGATTCATGAATGACATGATGGACCCAAGAATTGGGGTTGCTGACCTATCAAGGCTTTCAAAATCGCATCGAGACAAGATAGAGCAAGCCTACATATCCTTGCAGAACAATGACCAGCAGGGCATAGATGCGGTGAAACTGGCGCACCAGACAGTATCCGATATTCGGTCCCAGTTGGTAGCAGCCGGCTTGGCGCCAAACCCGAAAGATACCACTGATGCGCAAAATCTTGCCAACTTCGAGTCCAATCTACATGACCAGATAATGGCACTCCCTCCTACCATGACGCCCGCTCAGAAGCGAGAACAAGCCAGAGCGATCGGCCTGTCAATGCTCAAGCAGCAATCGGTCAAGGGGATGCTATGGGATACTACAGAATACCCCTATCAGATGGATTCAGAGGACAGACAAAAAGACTGGAACATACCTGATGGCGTTAAGAGCCAGGTAGTTCAGCAACTCAAGGATACTGGCTACAAGAATCCATCTGACTCAGATGTTCAGAATGCCTATAAGGTATCTCAAGGCGTGATACCGGATGCGCTGCATCAGCAGATTGTCCAGCAAATAGAGTCCGACGGAAGAATGCAGCCTACTCCGGGCAACGTGATGAAATATGCACGAATCATGTACGGGATCACTCAATGAGCGACCCAATCATTGACAAAATGGTGTCTATGCCGGACGCCTCGCAGGCTGGTGGCGGTCAATCGGCATCTGGGGATAATCAGCAGGCGCAAGATCCGGTCGTAACAAAGATCCTGTCTGGCACCGCATCAAAGGCAGCGCTATCGGTTGGAATGTCATCAGAAGACGATCCGCAGCGTGCTGCCCTGTATTCGCAGATGGCCAAGCAGTATCACACAACACCAGAGGTGGTTGCGCAGTATCCAGAAGAATTCAAACAGCGCTATGCTACCGAGATAGCGCATCAGCACCTTTCAGAAAGCCCAGTATTGTCAAGTACCATAGCCAATAATCCTTCCGTCGCCGCTATTGCGCATCCCGATATACCCAACCTCGCTCAGACAGAAAGCCTGCTTACCAGATACTTTAATCTGGGGCAGGCGCCATTCAAGGCTGCTGGCGACTTCATTCCGGCAGCCATAAAAGGGATTGGCGCCGCAGGCAATGATGTCATCGAATTGATGGACAGGGCTATTGGTGGGGGCGCCGTTGTCGGAGACAAGATTTATAACGCCATCACTGGACTGCATAGTACTCAGGCAGAAGATTGGGCGTTTCGTAACTTCCTTGACCAAGCCAAGGCACGCGAGCCGTCATATGATATTGGGCAAAATACTGGCATAGCGGCTAAATCAGGTTTCGCTCTCGGCAATATAGCTGGATGGCTGCCTTATATCCTTGGCACTGGAGGTGAGGGGATTGCTGCAAATGCTCCTGAAGCAGTTCCAACTATGGCGAATTATGTGCGCGGTGTCGCAGAGCACGGCATTAAGTCCATGGTTGCCCCAGCGATCTCTGGAGCCGAAAAGACAGGTCAGCAAGTATACGATAATACAGACAACGGGAAGCAGGCGCTCAATGCGGCTATAACATCGTACCTTACCAACTCCGCCATGGGAACGCTCCCTCTGTCGTTGCAGGGCGGCATATTAAAGCGCATGGCAACAGGGTATGTCTCCATGGCCGCTTTAAGCGAGGCGTCCAGGGTTGCACAGAATGCAGCCATGCCTTCCGACATGCAGCAGCCATTCAGTTTCGAGGACACGCTTGTTCAGGGCCTACAGGGCGCCGTTCTGGGGGCATTTGGCCATCCATCTGAATTGCCTGTTATACACAAGGCCATTGATGACGCCGTGAACGCGGATGTCAGTGCCCAGCATAATCAAGTTATAGACAAGCTGACTGATTTGGCTGCAAACACCAAAACTAGAGAGCTGGAGCCGCAGCTTTACCAGAAATACATATCCGACCTGACTGACAAGAGCGACCTCAAGAATGTCTACGTCCCCGTAAAGTCATTCGCTCAGGGAATGGACGAGGCAAAAATATCGCTCTCTGACCTACAGCAAACAATGCCTGCCATTGCAGAGCAGATCAACGAGGCTGCTCACTCGGATGGCTATATCGCTATTCCTACTGCGGACTACCTGTCGAAGATCGCTGGCACACAACTTGGCGACGTTATTCGTCCGGACGTCAAAGCTGACCCGGCAATGCTCAGCAATCGGGAGATCCAGCAGCACTATGAGGATCTGACGAACAAGCTGAAAGAGGTTGCCAAGAAAGTATCTGGCACGAAGCAGGAGAGAGACACATGGAATGAGTCAGAGAAAAATGTACGCGACCAGATATTGGGACAGCTTTCCGATACCGGGAAGTTCTCGGATCAAGTAAACAATGTGTACGCAAATTATCAGTCAGCCATGTATTCGGTGCTCGCCAAGCGCCTTGGTGTAACGCCAGAGGAAGCCTATCAACAGCATGGTATCAATATAACTGGGGAAGCAACAAATGTTAACGCGTTCAACCAGGACTCAAATCAGATTGCTTCTTACATCAAAAATAAGTACCCAAACATAAAACTCAATTTGATAGATAAAGGTAATTCCGTAGAGGTATCAAGAATAGAGGTTCCTGAGTCTGATCGCGGGCAGGGAATTGGCGCGAAGGCAATGCAGGACATAATCGACTGGGCTGACAGTACCGGCAAAAGGTTGACGCTTACACCAAGCGGTGACTTTGGGGGAAACCCAGAAAGACTAAAACAGTTCTACAATCGCTTTGGGTTTGTGGAGAACAAGGGTCGCAATAAAGACCTTGAAATAACTGACAGTATGTACAGGATTCCACAGCTCAAGCCAAATGATTCCGGCTATTTCGGCCAGGCTGACCGTTCGTCGGCAGGAAACGGAAATCCGCCACCCGAAGAATTGTCATCGGAGGCCATTGGGAGTACTCTTGGTATAGATACAAAGGAGCTTTCAGGGGATGAACTCGAAGCCGCAAGACAAATCTTTGCCGATCTCGTTCGATCCGAAGGACATTCTGCATCGCTCGAACATTACGGCAGAACGATTTCAGGAGCTGCGCCGGAGAGCTCCTGGGTTAGCGCAAGCGTTGTTAGAGAACCCGATGGGAGCCCTGCCGCCGTCTTTCGAGGTGCCACCGGAAGACTAGAGCCAAGTCACTTTGACAGAGGGGCTTTAGGTAAAAACACAGGCTATCCAACTTCTGGACTCGGTGTATTCTTCAGTTCATCCGGAATAGACGCATCTGGGTACGGCTCCATCCTTCAAGAATTCCATCTCGATATTCGTAATCCAGCCATATTCAATTTTGATAATGATCTACCAAAGTTTGATAGCACGGAACAGGCATATATATTCCGTGAGTCTCTGCGTGACAAAGGTCACGACGGTATCATCATTGATTATTCCGAAATTGGCGGATCAAAGCATCTGGTTGCTTTTGAGCCGGAACAAGTAATCTATCCAAAGGATGCTGGACAGTTATTTCAGAAATCCTCCCATGTAGAACAATTGAAGCAGGGGGACAATACACCGCGCGGAACATACATCCCTTCAACAAAAACTATCGGGCTCCTCAAGAACGCAAACCTGACAACCTTTTTCCACGAGACAGGTCACGCCTTTCTTGACATCTATTCGCGTATAGCAAGCCGTCAAGATGCACCGGCAGATATAAAGGCTGACGTTGACGGACTAATGAAATGGTTCGGCGTCGATGGAGATACAGCAGAAGATCGCTTGTCAAACTGGCACAATATGTCGCTTGATGAGCAGAGACCAATGCATGAGAAATTCGCGGAGGGATTCGAGAAGTATCTTCTTGAAGGCAGAGCGCCAAGCATTGAGTTGCAGCCACTATTCTCCCGGGTTCGCGCATGGATGACTCGCGTATACAAGTCTCTCAAAAATATAGGCATTGAACTTACCCCTGAAGTCAGGGGCGTCATGGATAGGATGCTGGCCAGCGAGGACGAGATACAGCGAGCAGAGATGGCGCGTGGATATTTTGACGTACCAGAGAAGCCGGAAGGTGTCACTAATGAGGAGTGGTCAAACTATAAGTCCCTTGGGCAACTGGCTACAGAAGAAGCTGTATCACAGATGCAGTCAAAGTCTATCCAGGATATGCGGTGGCTGTCGAATGCCAAGAGCAAGGCTATTCGAGAGCTTCAGCGCAAAGCCAATTCACAGCGCAGGTCAATCAAGGATCAGGTATCTAAGGATGTAGCTCAGATGCCAGTTTATCGTGCGCAGGACTTCCTGTTGCGCGGCAAGCTGACAGATACCCCTGATCTCAACCGTGATCAGCGTAGAGCGCTTGAAGATACCCATATAACCGGCACGAAGCTATCCGAGCAAGACCTTATTGCCATGTACGGCGACGCAGGGAACGCCATATGGAGGTCACTGCCAAGGAACATGATAGCCAAGGATGGAGGGATGCATCCGGATATGGTCGCCGAGATAATGGGCGACTTTAACGGATCTGGCGATCAGATGATACGTGAAATACTGGCATCGCCTCCACGAAAAAACATGATTGAGGACCTGACGGATAGGAGGATGCTTGAAGAGCATGGCGAGCTGTCAACGCCTGAAGGAATAGAGCAAGCTGCCGAGGAGGCTATACACAATAAGGTCCGTGAGCGTCAGATGGCTACTGGGCTTCAGATACTCACGAAGTCGAAGATTCCAATCAGCCTTATTCGAAAGGGCGCAAAGGAAACAGCGCGGGAGATCATAGCATCCAAACCCATTATGGAGATTCATCCTCGCCAGTATGCGATACAGGAATCTCGCGCAAACCAAGAGATGCTAAAGAACGCAGCCAAAGACCCTGTTAAGGCGGCAGAAGCACAAAGAGCAGCGCTTCTCAATAACCAGTTGTTCTCCGAGGCATCCAAGGCCAAGGAGAATGTATCAAAGTATCTACGCTATTTTAGTCGGTTCGATAAGCCAAAAGCCTCTATGGCTAAGTCTATCGGTGCCGATTATATGGACAGGATAAACGAAATACTGTCCGATTATGATCTCAGCAACAGGGATGCAACGAACGCATCAGTAAAGCAAAGGCAAGACTTGCGAGATTGGCTTGATTCAGAGTATGCAAAAAACGGAATAATGCCAGCAGTCAGCGACATGATACTTGAGCGTGCCGGCACGATACACTGGAAAGAAATGACATACGAGGACATGCGCGGCCTCTATGATTCAATAAAATCCCTGGAACACGTTGGAAGGAAGCGCACACAGGTAGAGGTGGACGGCCAGCAGATAGCGCTTGATCAGATAGTACATGAAGTAAGACAGACACTTTCGGATGTTGAGCATAAAGAGCCCGTTGATTTTAGGCCACATGTACAGCACGCCAAAGGATTGAACAAAATAAATGCAAAATTCCTACAGCTTAAAAGCTGGGTAAGATCTGCCGATGCTGCATTATTGAAAATGGAGCAAATGCTTCAATGGCTGGACACTGGAGCGCGCGCCGGTATTGATGAGCCGTCCATCAATGGCCCATTGCAGAGGGCCATTGTCCGCAGGTTCGTAAAGGCCGAAGGAGAAGAGCATCAAATGCGCGCTGATTCAACGAAAGCAATGCGCGAACTTGGGCAGAAGCTCAAAGACAAGAAGATCAATATGGACGATGTGCTTTCTGTTCCTGAGCTTCCTCGACCGGATCGTGGAAATAGCTGGTATAGAGAGGAATTGCTTTCCATGGCACTAAACATGGGAAACGAGGGCAACAAGCGCTCTATGCTAGAAGGCCATGGATGGACAGAGGGTCAGGCTATTGCAGCTATCAACAACCATTTAAGCAAGACCGAAATGGATTTCGTGCAGGAAATATGGAATCACCTGCAAACATATGGTCCAAAAATCGTCGAACTCCAAAGACGCCAGACAGGCATGGCGCCGGAAATGGTTATTCCTGCTCCGCTGCAAACGAAATTCGGTTCCTATGATGGTGGTTACTATCCTCTTGTCTACGATACATTCAAGGATAGCCGGATAGAGGAAAACTACGAAAGAAATGCGGACCAGTTATTTGAGAATAATTACGCCAAACCATCAACAAATAAAGGCCACACAATCGAGCGTACCGGATACACTGGTCCAATCAGCCTGTCGCTTAGCGTGATACCACGGCACATCAACCAGGTAGCGCATGATCTGGCATGGCGAGAGGCTATCATAGATGCAAACAAGATACTTTCGCATCCGTCAATTAAAGAAGAAATAGACCAAGTGATGGGCAAGGAATACACCAAGCAGTTACGCCCATGGCTTCAAGCAATGGCAAATAATCACGTATACGACAATACCGGCAATAGCGCATGGGAGTCGTTTGTTCGCAAGGCGCGCATGAACGCAACCATGGTGGGAATCGGGTTCAGATTGAGCACCATGCAGATACATGGCCTTTCTGCGCTATCTAACTCTATTGCTGAGGTCGGCCCAAAATGGCTAGCCAAGGGCGCAAATCAATTTCTTGGGCATGAGCGATTCAAGGAGACCATGAAGTTTGTCTATGACCGGTCTCCTGAAATGGCTCACCGCATGAGCGAATATGACCGTAATATCCATGAGGCCATTGACGAAATCAATAAGCATACGTCATCAATAGCCGCGCAAAATTCAGCAACCAAGCTACTGGATGGAGCTAAAAAGTTTGCATTCAGCGGCGTAGCTACGTTGGATATGGCGTCAGCAATGCCGGTCTGGATGGGGGCTTACATTAAAGGCATGTCGCCCAAATCAAAGGGCGGACTTGATCTACCTGAATCCGATGCCATTGAGTACGCAAACAGGGCGGTCAGAAATGCACACGGCGCTGCCGGCATCAAGGATCTTTCGGCAATGCAGCGCGACAAAGGTATCATGTCGCTTGCCACAATGTTCTATAGCTACTGGAACCATGTATATAACCGAGAGCGCAGCATCGGCAAGGGATTTATAAAGGCTGGATCTGACTTGAGGTCAGCTATACGTGAGCGCGATTCAGTCGCCGCTCAGCAATCAACCAGGGATTTTGCCAAACTGCTTTCAAGAAGCTGGTATTATCTCGTGATACCCCAGCTCATCCATGCATGGCTAAAGCCCACAAAACAGGACAAGTCGTCAGAAGAACATGGTCTTGCGTCATTTGCCGCCCATGTTGCTGAAGAGGTTGCGCTTGGTCTTTCTGGTGGAGTACCGGTTCTCAGGGATCTTATGGATGCGTCATTTGGAGGCTACGACTATTCGATAACTCCGCTTGAGCAGGCCGGCAAAACGCTCGTAACAACGATTCGTGATACATCCAAAGCCGCAATCGGGAAAGAAACCAGCAAACATCCAATAGCGAACGCCGCTCAAGCGGCTGGATACATATTTGGGTTGCCGACGGGCCAAGCATCCAGCACAGGAAAGTTCCTGTGGGATGTCTATGACGGAACCGTTCATCCGCACACCATACGCGACTGGTGGGTTGGCCTTCAGACTGGCCACATGCCATCTAATTAATCAATCAGAGGAAATGCTATGAGTTCCACTCCACGAGTCGGGACATTGCCTCCCTATGGTATAAAAGCGCCCGTTGTTGCCAGCACGACCGCGAACATCACGCTATCTGGCGAGCAAACTATTGATAGTGTGGCTGTCGTAGCCGGCGATAGGGTACTTGTTAGAAGTCAGTCCGATAATACAGAGAACGGTGTTTATGACTGCGCATCAGGTACGTGGAGCAGATCGACCGATTTCAATGATTCTGGTGATATTGTAAATGGGGTAATGGTCCTGGATACCAATTCTGGAATTGTTTACCAAGCAAGCTTTTCCGGAACATATAATCCAGGAACAACAACAATAACGTTTGTTGAGGCGTCTAGCGGATTTGCATCTGCTGCCGCAGCATCTGCCACATCCGCTCAAACTTATGCATCTAATGCGGCGAGTTCAGAATCTGCTGCATCAGCTTCTGCTAGTGCAGCATCAGCATCCGCAACTGCGGCGTCTGGATATGCTGCTTCTGCTGCAACAAGCGCCACAAATATACAGGATTTATTGCCTAGCCCGGCATCTGGAGATGCTGGCAAGACTTCAATGGCAAAAACTGGAGGTGGCGGCTATATAAATGTAGCTGATGTTGCGGTAGGAGCAGGGTCTGCTACAGCAATTACGGCATCTATCGGCATTGATGCGTATAACCAATTTCAGACATTCAGAATCAAGGTTCCTGCAACAAATACAGGCGCGTGTACACTCAATCTTGACTCTCTGGGCGCTAAATCTATCAAGCTGATGGATGGGTCAGACCCAAGCGCTGGACAGATTGTGGCTAACTACACACACTCATTCAGGTACGATGGAACGAACATGGTTCTATTGGACCCGAAGGCAGGAAGCACTAAAGGCGCTGCCGGGACAGATACAGAATCATTGTGTTCTCCGTCCGATGTAAAGAGCTATGTGGCTGGACAGTTGGTCTCCAATGCCAACGATGACTCCAGTATTGGCATTGTCACGCCGCAGGCCCTGATGGCGACCGATGTTTTTCCCAAGGCCGTCGCCTCATTCGATGCCACCGCGACGCCGACCACAATCACGGGAACGTGGGCTGTTGTGCCCGGAACAGGCGGCCTGAGTGCTTTCGTAAAAATCACACTATCTTCTTCCGTCTCTGCACGCAATGGCCATGTGTACTATGTTAGCTGGACTTCTGGCACGACTCTTGGTGGTACGGCGGGTTGGTATCTGGCCCAAATGATGATCAATAGCTTCGCCACCTCAGACTTGTATAACAACTGCCGCGATACGGTGATTTATGTTCCAGCCGCTGTCTCCGAAGGCTTGTCCGGGAACTGCCAGATACAGACCCTTGCGCCGGTCGCTTCCAGGAATGTCGCCAATATCTGCTATGGCACGACTGGGCAAATCTCAATTAACCCCAGCGTCCGAGATAACGGTGTGAATGGCGGTCCTATACTCCCGGTGGTTGCAACAAACCAAGTGATTCCAGTCGGCAGCGGCTCTACAGGCTCCGGCACAAGCGTCATACCAAGCAACACCTCTGGCTGGATCGACCTGCTCAAAGCCGGCAGCAACGTAGACCCATCATCCATGACTATAGCTATTTATTAAGGAGAAATGATATGGCTTCCGGAACACTTACCAATGCGGCTCCTGATTCGGATTATGTTAATGGCAACCTGGTAGATAATTTATCATATCTGTCTCTTTACGTTGGTGGCGCATCTGGAAACTTTGATGGTGCCACCGTGAATGTTCAGGTCACATATGAGGATCCTACTGGATCTCCAACATGGTTCAACGTTAAAGACCAGTCTGGCAATGATATTGCGTTGACGACGAATGGGAATATCAATGTTCAGATTAAATGCCGTGCATGGAGGCTGCATTCAACTAGCGGCGGATCATCGCAATCAATCCCGTGGCAGAGCATTGGGTGATTTATGGAAGTAACATTCCCGATAGCCAGAAACGCTGCATCCAATCCAACAGATGTCCCTATATACCGTGGTGGAGGCGGTTTAAATCCCGCCTCTATATTTGGTGCTGATGTACTCGCGCAGCTAACAGACTCACTGTCTGCATATGCCACAAATTCGGATGGCACAGGATCGCCAACAATAGGTGGCTCCATAGGGTACAATGCCGACAACTCCGGAAACAGCAATAATGCAACTCAGCCAACATCGGCTAAGGCGCCATTGTTGCAGCAGAGTTTAGGTAGATACTATCTACAGTACAATGGTTCGTCTCAGTATATGGCGATGAGTGTAGCTGTATTATCAGACAGAACCCTGATAATGGTCTGCAAGGAGCCCGATACATCCGCTTCCGTCCGTGGGTTATTATCGCCAACCGCATATGGCTATCTGGCCACAGTAAATGGACAATTTGCGTATTACCCATCTGGCTATGCAACATCTACCCATCTGGCTATAGGTGGCACATCAACCACCCTGTCTGTGATAGTTGCTACGGAATCAGCTAATCGTGCCGATATTTACGTCAACGGCACTAAGTATTCAGCATCATCTCCCCCAGCATCAACGGTATCCAGAACCTACAATGCTGTCGGCTCTTACTCGTCGTCTTCCCTGTTTTCCAAGGCAGACCAGTATTATGCAGCCATTATTAACCGCGCCTGCACTGACGCGGAAGCTTCCAGCGTATACGCATGGGCAAAAGCGCAATATGGCATTGCATGAGCATCACGAGATTAATTACATACCCCGCTAGCGGCCCAATCACATACCCGGCCAATTCCAGTCCAATATACAGAGGCGGCAGTCCATTGAGCACAACCATAGAGTCACTGCAAAACGTGGCAGCTCTACGTGCTGCAACAGGACTACCATCAAACCAGAAGGTCGGGAGTTCGAATCTCTCCGGGCGCGCCATATTGCAAGGCATGGTAGGTTAGCGGTTGCTCTGATTTATTGTCCGGCATCAAAAAAGGAATCAAATTATCGGGTGGCCTTCTTCAGCCTGGCCCTCAAATCATAGATCAGCCGCATCCTCTCCGAGTGGTGGCCAGCCCATCCTTCCTCGTCATCGGTCACCCCTTTGCGCTTTATGTCGTGGAAGGTGAACCGCTCCTGCAGTCCCTGCTGCATGGCCTTATTCATCAGGCGTCCCCACGCGGTCGAGAACGCTTCCTCCAACCCTCCGCCTTGGCGGCTTCGTAGCCTGCATCTACACTCGCCACTAGCGCAATAACAGTCTCTCCGAACGGCGGTGGTCTGTCAGGAAAATCCTCAACGGGGTACATTTCCACGCTGCCGTCCTCGAACTCAACTCTGTATCCTTGAATCTCCATCATCACTCCTCCACCAGATCACGGGGTACAGTTACTGTGGGGCCGGCGTAGGCGGCTACGATAGCGCGGCAGGCTGCGACGAGGTGGTTCTCTCCGGCATACCAGAACTCATCACCTCCTGTTTTGGCAGCGACGAAAACACTATTCTTCGTGAGTACGACATCAAAAGAAATGTGATAGCGGTCGATCAGCGGCCCGAGTTCTCTCCAGTCCTTGGTCGGCGAATACCGAGAGCCGTCGCTGCTTTTCAGGACAAACGGGATCACGCCGACAGCAAACGACTTGTGCACAAAAATACCAACAGCGTTAGCCACTGCCCAATCAAGCGCCGACCCATCCAGCTCCTCTACTTTCACATAGATCATGTCAGTCATTTGGCACCCCAAGCCGTTCCAGTTTCCGTTTCCGCTCAATGCGCGGGCCAATATAGCTGGCGAGCTTTTCCCGCCACTCCTGCTGTTCGGCCTCGGTCATCATCGCATGACCGCTCATCAATGCTCTTGCAATAGCCTGTGCCATTGGTTTGCTATTCGTGTCAGTCATGAGTGGGCTCCTTTATCAATCAGCCCCATTCTTTTACCGAGGCGTCCTAATACCTGTTATGCGTCAAAATCTCTCGGCCAACACGCATACGCTGTCATGCCCTTTTTCACTGCGACACCGTTATCTTCATGTCCGTCTGGAAATTTTCCATCCGGCACTAAATTCCAGCACATAGCCAATAATCTCCTAAGTTCGTTTATCTGTCGCACAAATTCCCGGTTATCGTCAATCAGTTCTTGTGCATCGTGCTGATCAATATCTCGTGCTTCACGCATAACAAGGTGCTCCAGCCGACCCAGAACCACATCGGGCTTTTGTGTTTAATCATGCTCAGTGGTGGTGGTTCTGGTCACCTGAGTTTCATCGTTAGATGGGTTGGCTCCTTAAGCATCTTTCTGGCTTGATGAAAAAAATAACAGGATAAACAGGGCGGTTCAGCAACCGCCTTGTATGCTATTTCCGCTCCTTCGGTATCGTTCACCGTGGCGCAGTGTTTCTCGAATGCTTTTATTTCGTCCCGGACATCACGCATTATTCTGCTCCTTGTAATGATTGCTCGCATGATTAATGAAATCCAAAGCGTCCGAAAAGTCCCAAAAGTGCGCTACTTCAGGAAGGTGGTGAAATACCGTCTCCTGATGCCCAACAATAACCATTATCTTGCCTATTGCGAGCCCGTAACCAAATTCGACATGGCGACCTCCGCGCCCGTTTGTTCTGGGCTCCTCCATAAGCGACAAAACGCAATCGCATGAATGAATATCCTCAATGTCTTCCTTTGCGAACCGTCTGCGCTCTGATGCTTGAGCCATTTTCGAGAGACCCGGTGCTTTCTTGTGATCACTTCCGCGCTTGCTCCATCTACTCACTATCTCGTGGCCGTGCCCCTCAAGATGTTCTGCCCATTCTTGTAGTATGTGCCGCTTTGAAAATCTCGCCGCCAAATAAATCTTCATCCGCTGCCTCCTATTTCTTCCCAGCCAGCCACCCGTGCAACCGGACGGCACCATAGACAATCTGTCGTTTCCACAGCGGAGCCTTGTGCTCCTCCATGATCCTGCGTAGCCAATACGCCGCCTCGCGCCATGAAGCAAAGTGGCTCCCGCTCTCATCCCAGATCGGCGTCCGCTTGTCGGACTCGCCCACCAACTGATCATGAACGAAAGCGCCCATCTGTATCTCAGGATCAATGGGCGAGATAATCCATCTGCCGTACCAGGGGATGCTGGCAAAGTTGCTTGTTGCGCCTGCCTTGAGGTCGATCCACTCCCGTTGGCCCAGCGATACGCGCTCATCCTTGGCCAGCGCAAACAGGCCATTGGGGAGCAGGTTGAGGTGCAGGAGGGGAGTCATTGGGGTTCCTCTTCATCAAGCGCATCTATAATGGCATCAAATATTTCGCGTTGTCCCGATGTCATCTGGCTGCGCCCGCATTCTTCATAGCCGATATGTACCCACGCATGGGCGATGATTCCCTCCAGTTCCTTGATGCGGTCCGCCATGCGCTGCACACCCTCGTGCAGTTCGACCGAACCGCCATCAGGTGGGTCCAGCAAAAACATGTCGGGAATGTTTTTCCCTATGGCTTCCAGCTCTGCCCATGCCTGCCAATAAGGCCCAGCGCCATCTTCAAGATCAGACTCCAGCTTCCGGATGCGTTCCTGCTGGCGGCAAAATGCGTCAGCCAGATCATCCACCAAATCCACAAGCTCGGTCGGACTGGTCATATCGTTGGCATCGCCAGCCCTTTCCAGCAGATCATCAAATTCATAGCGCTTATCATTGTTCATGACCGGTGCTTCCTCCGTTCTTTGACTGATAACGCCGCAAGTCTGGCCGCCAACCTCATTGATTCGGTCAGCCAGATGGTTACTTTCTCTCCTCCCATTTTCCAGTCACAGGCATTAAACGCCTCCGGGATCAACCGCAGCATGGCCTCGTCGAAGAACTCGCGGTCCGTCATTTCGGAACGGCGGCGCTCTTCGGCTATGCCATCGATCCGACCGCGACGAATCCCGGCACGGTAGCCTTTCTGGTAGTCTTTCTGGTTCATGCGGCCTCCTCCATTGCAGCGATAAACTTGTCCACGTTCATGCGGTGGGCCTCGAACTCGATCACCCAGACCCAGGGATTGGCCTGCCAGTCGCTGGCGTCATAAATGTTGTTCCAAAGCCAGATGAACGCATCGCGGGCGTCAGGGCGCGGATCGGCGCAGCCACAAGGCTCGCTCTCCCCGCAGGTCAGGCAGCCGGCGTCGATGATACCTTCGGCCCGAGCGTCCTCCTCGCCAATGTCCTGCAACCGCTCCACACGCACATCGGTGATTTTCAGGGTCAGCCGAGAGGCCCAACGGGGCATGTGGATGGAGGGCTTCCATGTGCCCTCAAAATAGCTGGTGTCCGCGTACTCGCACACATCGGATGCGGGGCCGTCGTCACAATCAGCTTTGTACCAGATATGTGGACTATCCATGGCAAATGTCTCCCGCACCCACAGCAGATCGCCGGGCTGGCCGTAGGGATTTGCATATTCATCAATCCACATTTCCCCTATGTATACTATGCGGCCATGCTCATCTGTCTCGTTTTCTTCAGATTTCCACCATCTTCCATCTTTCACTATCCTCCGCGTTTGCGACTTCCCAGACCCTGGATTCTGAATCTCGCGCAGAATGGCTCTCACCATGTCCGCGTTCATCAGTATTGGCCGTGCTTTCATACTGCCTCCTCAGAATGGCAAATTATCCTTCGCTTTGGTGGGGCGATTTAGGCCGGGCGTTATATAGCCTCTCCAGCCTCCGACTTGCACCCAGCAAGAAAATTGTTAAAAGACTGATAAGTCACCATAAATTTATAATTGCCGTCTATATCCTTTTCAAAAAGACGCTCTCGTTCTTGATCTGTATAGTTGCGGCCGAACCACTCTTCAAACCTCTCAATTCTGCTCTTCATCTTCTGCTCCGGCGTTGGCTGGCCACTAGATTAGCGTGAATCTTCCCTTTCCATCTCGTCAAACATATCCTGAATATGGTCGCGTATCTTGGGCCATGTTTCCGGACGCAGGTATACTGTATTTTCGCCACGTTCCACTGATACATAAGGACCAGTACCTTCGTCTCGACCACATCTGATTACTGTGTCGCTGGTGTTGTTGTCATCGAACTCACATGTCACTATTACTCCACTCACCATTACTTTTGGCATGTCATCCTCCGGTTTCGTAGTAATGTAATCAGTTCGCCAGCTAGCGGTTATTTAGCGTTGGTGCCCACAGCCTACTGCTCTACCCACGCCCTCCCATTCCATATATCGTGTATTAGTGAACTGGAAACCGAGAACCTTCTTGCCAGTTTCGCAGCGTCCCCCCATTTCCTGCATTTCTTTGCTGATTTGATTTCGGCTACCTGAGCAGGCGTCAGTTTACAGCCATTTCCATGACGGCAGTTTTCCGCCTGACTTACAACCTCAAGGTGGTAAGGGTTAACGCATTTCCTGTTGCTGCATTTATGGTTGATGACGCTGCCATTCGGTATCGGTCCGAAAAGCTGCTCCCATATCCAACGATGGGCGAGCACTGTTCTGCCGTGGAACTGCTTCTTGCCATAACCCGTAGCACGCGAAACAAAGCCCAGCCATTCCCAGCACTCATGAGGGGATTGGCCGAGCTTCACTAGTTGTTTTCTTACCTGTCCGTTCAATGGCATGAGTCACCTCAGAATGGTATCGGGCTTTCAGCATCAAAATCAGCAGCAGGGCCGCCATCCTGCGGTCCGGGCTGCGCTCCCTGGTCCTCCCGATCACCACCACCCCGGCTGTCCAGCATCTGCATCTCACCGATCACGATCTCGGTGGTGTACTGGTCCTGACCGTCCTTCTGCCACTTCCGCGTTTGCAGCTTGCCCTCAACGTAGACCTTGCTGCCCTTCTTCAGGTATGCGCCGCAGATTTCGGCCAGCTTCCCGAAAGCAACGCATCGATGCCATTCGGTGCGCTCCTGCTGCTGGCCGGTATTCTTGTCCTTCCACGACTCGGAAGTGGCGACGGAGAAGTTGGTGACCGCTCCGCCATTGGGCATGAAACGGACCTCCGGGTCTTGGCCCAGATTCCCGATGAGAATGACCTTATTGATTCCGCGTGCCATATCAGCCGGCCTCCCGCACTTCAAGCTCAAATGCCGAATCCGCATCAAAGGCTGACAGCCAGCCAATAACCAAATGGCGAGGCACGCCGTAGTGCGCGGCCAGAACAGCCACCAGCTCGCCGTCAGCGGGTCGCTCGGATTCCATTGGTGTGGGTTCTTCGGCCTTGGACTTTGGCTCTTTCGCTTTCTGCTCATCCAGCATCTTCTGCCGCGCCTTCCGTTCTTCCTCGACCCGGATGCGTTCGCGTTCAGCTTCTTCGCGCTCTTTCGCTTTCTGCTCATGGTCAGCAATGCGCAGTTTTGCGAGCGCAAGAAAATCTTCTGCTGGCTTGAATGCGATTTGCTGGAGATCATCGAACAGGAAGCCGTAATCGCCCAGTTCGTCGAGCGCCTTCATGTTTGCTGATGCCTCATCAGCCATGCTGGATAGGTCAATTTTCGATTGAGCGAGGCGATCCGCGCAGGCGTCCCGTAATGACTGGACGGTTTTCTTTCCCTTCATGGCGCCAGCGAAGTCGGCCCGGTACGGAGGCATGGACACGGGAGCAATGCGCTTGTTCAGGGCATCAATGTGCTCCCTGAGCATCGCCTCGTGATCGTTCAATATTTCGCCCCTGATGGCATCTTTACGGGCCTTAACCAGTTTCTCCAGTTCCAGGCGCCGGCTGCGTGCCAGATCCCTGATCTGGTCAATGGTGCGGAACAGCTCGTCAATAGTGGCGGTCTGCCCGAGTGCGTTTTCCTTGGCGGCATCAAGTCTGGATTCTGCGTCTTTGCAGAATTTTACCGCCTCCTCTGCGTCGGCGAAGTCTTGATCGGTTTGCAGGTTGGTGTTGATTCCCTCGAACGTGGCAATAGCTGCCTGTTTGAATTGTTCCAGATTCGATGCTTTCACCATGCCGGTCACTTCAATGTGAAGCGCCGGCAGCGTTTCGGGTGCAACGCCAGCGGGCGTCGGAGCGACCGGAGCCTCTGGCTGATAGTCGGACAGATCGTGGTCAAACTGTTCCCAGCCGGCCTTCAGGGCACGCAGTCTTTCTGGCGTCGTCTTATACCAGAAATGAACACAGTCCTCTTCCGTGCCGTCGCTGGCCATAAATAAGCAGCGATCCGCGCCCGAGACAAGCAACTGGTGGTCCATTTGGATTTTGTAGTGCTCTTCTAGGGTGTCCAGTGTGGCGGAGCGCAGAGCGTCATTGATGAGCTTGTGCTCCCAGATGACATCCTCCATCATCGTCACGCCGTCGAAACTTGCCAAAAACCTTCCATCATCATCAATCGCGGTGGCTGGGAAGAGCTCGTCCCCGATGATGCGCTCGGCGATAGCGCGGGCGCCCGATTCCGACGCATGGCCACGATCAAACAATGCTTGTGTTGCCTCGTTGACCTCCTCTGCCAAGCCGGTCGCTTTCTGTTTCAGCAACGCAGAGCGCGTCAGGTATTTGCTCTTACCCATCATGGCCGGCGCTTCGCTGGCTGTGTTATACTGTGCGCGAGCCCGCAACCATTCTTCGCTACCTTGGGTGACATTCAGAATTTTCATTGGGTTTGCTCCTTGCCAATATTAATGATTTTGTTGCGCTGCTCTTCGCTCAGAACCGCCTTCGATTCGACAGTGGCCAAAATGGCCTCTGGTGTTTTCTTGCCGGAAGCGACCAGCTCTTCCCATTTCGGGAAGTTCTTATCGAAGGCGGTGTCTGAATAAATCTCCTTTTCCGGGCGAGCCGTAGAACGCTCGACCTCGTTGTCGATAAACGCTTTCCCTTCCATTTCCTCGGCGGTCGGAGCAGAACCAATCTCTGGGAACGCTTTCCGAAGTGCCTGCGCCTCGGCGCATTTGGCAAGCTGTGCATACGGACGGCGCGACCACATGGCATTTGGGGCAACGGACTTTTCCTTGCCGCCCTTCATCGCATAATTTTCCTTCCAGCGCTCTGTTGCCGAGAAAGCCGCTTGGTGGCCATTTACCAGACGGGTCACCGTCACCTTGCACCATGCCGGGTAGGTAATTTCCAAGCCGCCGATGTTTTCTGTCATATCGGGTCCGAATTCGGGATCACTGATGCCGCCATATTCGCCGGACCGCGCCGCTTGCGTGCGATACAGTCCGATGCCGGGCATCACGACATCCCGCGAGCGACCAGCTTTTGTGTCCCACATTGGAACCAGGTGGACCGGCTTCTGCATGGGGTCCAGACCAGCCGCCCGGCAGTATCCCAGCACCATGCGGATGCTATTATCTTCTGCGCCGGGATACAGGGAGTCGCGCAGAACATTGATCAATTCTGCTTCCTGCATTTGCAGTGCCGGTATCGTTGCTACATTGCTCATCTCACTCTCTCCACAATTGTCGATCCGCGCTAAAAAGGGCCGTCCTTGGCTATCGGTCAGCGCAGGGGTTGTTCAGTCTTCGTCGTCAATGAGGCGCCGTGCCTGACCTTATACGATTTCATGCGCTGCGTACTTTGTGCCCATCGGACGGTAATCTTCGGGTGCGGTTTTGCCGCACTTCTCGCACTTCATCGTAGGTATAACGTTCCTGTGGAAGTTGTCGTCGTCATACCCACTTCCGCGTTTGGTGTGGCCGCAGTGCTCACATTCATAGATAGCGTAAAAATCTCGGCGGTGCTGACTTTCAATCGTCTGAATCTTCATCCCTGTTTCTCCTTGTGTTTGGCGATGGCGGCGCGAGCTCGCTCGTCTGGGCAAATGCATACGAACGGACAACCGCAAGTGGTTTCGTCTGGACGTGGCCCACGATTTACCAGCACATCGCTCAGGGCTTCCACCAGATCATCCACCTCAGCAGAGAGGCGGTCGATTTCGGATTGCGGCTCGCCGTTAATCGTGAGTTTCTCTATCAGGTGGAGATCATGGCTCTGAAGTTCGGCCCACACGTTGCCGCGCTGCGCGGCCAGCTCAAATTGGTGCCAATATCCGTTACCGCTCCAGTTTCGACCTATATATACAAGCGTTTCTGGTGTGTCTTTGAAGCGGTACAGGCCGCCGATTTCCATGTCACGCATCACCTCACCTCCCAGCCAGTCGATCAGGGCACCCGCGCCAGCCCTTGTACGCCGGCCAGTGACCCTCGGAAATCATTTTGCAATAGTGATCCTGGTCAGCTTGTGCTGCTTGCAGATCCCATCGTCCAGACCACAGGATTCCGATAGCGAGCAGGATGGCGAGGGCCGCGAATGTGAGTTGTCTGATCACAATTCACCTCCTTGGGCTTTGGTGAGCGCTTCAGTGTGTGCGAGGCACGCATCCTTGGTGAGGTGTATAATTTTCCGGCGCAGTCGCGCGCGGTCTGTTGTGTCTCCTGTCCAGCGGGTGACAATGAAACCGATTGACGCCGTTAGGTCACAGACAAAATAATTCTGACCTTTATCCAGCGGCTCCCGCACAGGCTCCGGGAATTCATACCTGCCGCCCGGACCCTCGACCCATGACATGCGGGGAGCGATGGTGTGTGCGTGTGGAGGGCCATTGAAACACAGCTTTTCAAATTCGCAGCCACCCCAAAGAACCCTCTCCCCGCGCCCGAACGCCCGTAGGAATTTCGCGTTCTCCATTGGGATTTGCGCCACAACCGACAAATCCTTATCATCCGGAAACGCATCACTCAGTCTTTTTGCTTGATCTCTGTTCACGGCATTGCCCTCCGAATCTGTTCGTCCTCGAATTCCCGGTCCTGCTTCTGTCGCTCGTGCTGGTCCTGTGCCTCGGCTTCGCCACGCGATTTCATTTCGGCTTAATAGTGGTTCCAGATGAAATGCCAGTTGGAGCCGTATTTCCGCGCATGTTCCTCAACGGACTGGGCCACTACGTCCCGATACCGGCTGACCGCTGCAGCCAGACCGGACGGCATGACATCCAACGGGCAGCCAATGATGACTTCCAGCGCCGCATCCATGGCCACGTCACCCGTTTCCAGTGCGTCGGCCAAAGTCATGTGGCTTGAGTTGATCTGCGTCCGGAACGAGCCCAATGCCGCATTGATCTGGCTAACGGGATCGGGGTGGCGGAATCCAGGGTACTGCGCCAACGTCAGCACAATCCGCTTGCTGGCTTCCCACATGCCGGGCTCGTTGACGCAGGCCCAGTAGGTCTCGACAAAGTATCGGCGGGCGTACTCCCAGAACTCGCCGTGCTCGCACCATTCAGTCCATGCGCTCATTTCATGCCCTCCATGATTTTCTCCAGCTCGTCCAGATCGCGGCGGAGGTCGTTGGCCTTGGCGGTGAATTCGGGGCAGTCGTAGTCGTCGAGGATGTCCAGCATGACTAAAGCACTGCGGGTATCCTCCAGCCATGCGCGCATTTCGGAACGCTTGTCTCGGATTCGATACTTCACGATGCATTCAGGACGAGGAATGCAGTGGCCCCAATAAAAATGGCCTGCGGTGAACCCTCTAACAACCCGGCCATCACCGAGTGCAACATCCACTACTGCGGTCACAGGTAACGGGCGTTCCCCGCCTTCCCAGTTGATCCACTCACTCATGACACTTCTCCCAATGCCTGCCGCTGGGTCAGCACATGGTTCAGGTGTGCTGCAGCTTGCTGGAGACAGTCGAATGCCTGAGCGATCTCCGGCTCGGCCATGTCGGCCTCGGTAATCAGCCCGGCAGCGCGTTCCATGAGGTCGGATGCTTCGATTAGGTTTTCCATGACTATCCCTCGCATTCTTCAAATTCGTGGTTATCGTTCAGGCGATACCAGGTATCGCGTTTAATGTCCTCGCCGACATAACCCACTTTCAGCCGGTAGCGATTCCCGTCCCAGCGTGACAGCACGATAGCGCCATCCGGTCCGGCTTTTGCTTTGGAGTCAATGCCTAAAGCAGCGGCAATGGATTTTGCACCAGTCGTTGCGGCGTGTGCGCAGTTACCAGTCGTTGCGGCGTGTGCGCATTTACCAGTCGTTGCGGCGTGTGCGCATTTACCAGTCGTTGCGGCGTGTGCGTCGTCACCAGTCGTTGCGGCGTGTGCGCAGTTACCAGTCGTTGCGGCGTGTGCGCAGTTACCAGTCGTTGCGGCGTGTGCGCAGTTACCAGTCGTTGCGGCGTGTGCGCAGTTACCAGTCGT